GTGGCAGTACAGTTATTAGAGAATTGGCTCTTAAAGGAGCAGGAAAAAATTCAAACCAAGTATCGTGAATTGAATCGAGTTTCTGTTCTAGAGCCAGATATCATCTTTATTGGTGATTCGATAGTGGAGTATTACCCTCTTCAAGAGTTGTTTGGGGCTGCCAAGACGATTGTTAATCGTGGCATCCGAGGCTACCAGACGGGACTTTTATTAGGGGATTTGGATGCCCATCTTTATGGTGATGCTGTGGATCAAATTGTTCTCCTAATAGGAACAAATGATATTGGAAAAGATATTCCCATGAATGAAGCCTTGGATAATCTTGAGCGTGTGATCCAATCGATTGCCCGAGAATATCCGCTGTCACAAATAAAGCTCCTTTCCATTTTGCCAGTCAATGAGGGAGAGAGATACAAGCAGACTGTTTATATCCGAACCAATGAAAAGATTAGAGAATGGAATCAAGCCTATGAGGCTCTAGCATCCGCCTATATGCAGGTAAATTTTGTGCCGATTTATGATAGTTTGACAGATTCAGAAGGACAACTTCAATCAGCCTATACAACAGATGGCCTCCATCTAAGTGTAGCCGGTTATCAAGCCTTATCAGAAGCCTTAAAAGGGGTTCTTTTCTAAAGAAACGGCTTGATTTTGCATTTTTTTTGAAGATAGGTTATAATAGTTCTAACATCCTGGGGTCGTTACGGATTCGACAGGCATTATGAGGCATATTTTGCAACCCGTGTGGCTACGTAAACGCTCAGTTAAATATAACTGCAAAAAATAACACTTCTTACGCTCTAGCTGCCTAAAAACCAGCAGGCGTGACCTGATTTGGATTGCTCGTGTTCAATGACAGGTCTTATGATTAGCGAGATACGATCAAGCCTTGTCTAGTGGTTTGATAAGAGATTAATAGACTCGCAGTTCCTAGGCTTGAGTTATGTGTCGAGGGACTGTTAAAACAATACATAACCTATGGTTGTAGACAAATATGTTGGCAGGTGTTTGGACGTGGGTTCGACTCCCACCGGCTCCATATATATTTTGCATTCTTTCGCAAACCTTTCTAAAACGTTGATAAATCAGCGTTTTTATTTTTATCTTTTTTTATTGTTTAGCATTCTTTTTCAAAAAAAGGATACAACAAAGGATACAACATTTTGCTGTATCCTAGAAATCGATATAATTCGCAAAGCGCTCTCCAATATCATCCTTGGCTTGCTTGGTTATGTGTGTGTATACGTTCATAGTCGTTTTAAGATCAGAATGACCTAGTCTGTGCTGGACTTGCTTCAAGGTCATGCCTGCATCAAAGCAAAGACTGGCGTGCGTGTGTCTGAAACCGTGGATTTTAATCGGCCGTAAGTCGCTACCTCTCAAAATGCTAAGCAACCATTTTCTTGGTAGACTAGCAGGCATCGGCTTGCCAGACTCGGTTTCAAAAATATATCTTGTATCTGGATTGTGTTCTCTCCACTCTTGCAAGATACTTTTTGTCTTATCGTCTAGACTGATCAGTCGTTTACTGCTTACTGTTTTTGTACGGCCTATTTTCTCGCCCTCAAATCCTCTTGTAATGGCTTTGTTTATGTTCAGAGTGTTATCGGTCCAGTCATCCCATTCAAGGGCTAAAATTTCCCCTTTTCGAGCGCCTGTGAAGGCTAAGAGACGAAAGAGGACTATCTTTTCCAAATCGTCGGTTTGAGCGACCAATTTTAAGAACGTTTGAAGTTCGTCTTTATTGTAAAAGTCGCTCTTTTCGTCTGATTTCTTCCTGATGGTCGTAACCACACTATCGACTGGATTTGTATCCAGGTATTCGTGCCTAATCGCATACTTAAAGATATTGTTCATAAGGCCTTTTAACTTTCGCCCGTAGACTAACTTTCTCGACCATTCGTTGACTTGTTCTTGCATTTGGAGAGGAGTGATAGAAGCTATCTTTCTATCTCCTAAAACTGGATAGATATGATTTTGAAAGTTCCTGGTAGTCTTTAGATAGGTGCTTTCTTGCACGGTTTCTCTGTATTCTTCAAGCCATTTCTCAGCTATCTCTCTGACTGTTATATTCTTTCTGATCTTCTCAGCATTATCTATATCACTTTGTAGTTGTAAGAGTGCTGCACGAGCTTTCGCTTTAGTCTCAAACCCTTTTTTCCTGGCATATTGGCTCTTACCGTTCTTTTTGCCAAGATAGACAGTGAATCCGTACGCCGTTTCCCCATTTTTCTTTTTGTAAGCCTTGATTTCCATTGATTTTCACCTCATTTCTTGATAAAATGGGTATAGTAAAAGGCATTAAATGGCCCTCTTTACTATACAGAATATCCTCATACTCAAAATTTGGCGATGGCGAGTGTGGGGATTTTTTTATTTACGAATTATGAACGATAACGTCCAAGGCTCCCATGATTCGCTGAGCGTTTTCAACTGCTTCCTTGTATTCTTTCGAAGTGTTCTTTACTGGCTTTCTAATCAAGTCAATGAATACTACCGGCTTATTGAAGTCATTTGAAGTTACACGAAGAGTCATGTCCAAAATTTTAGAGGTTGATTTTCGTTTAGATACGATACCACCAGCAACAGCACCAATCGCACCAAACATAGCACCGGCAACCAAAGCTTGTCCAACACCACCCGAAACAACAGTCTGATTATTGACAATCAATTCATAGGATACCAAATCCTCGAACGAATACCATCCAGTATCGTTCTTATCTTTTTTTACCATGGATGGTATTAAAGATAATCCCATCGTTCCCATAGCAAGCCCAACTTTTACGGTTCCTTTGATTGCTCCTCCGACCATTCCAGACGAACCTTTAGCCTTACGAGCTCCATTTATACGATAAGTTCGGTGGTATCTGTCAATTTCAAGCGGCCCGACTTTGTCCGTTTTTCTGCTTCGTGGAGCAGGAGATGGAGAAGATGGCTTTTTGACTGGCTGAGGTTGTTCAGTCGGTTCTTGGTTAGCGATGGAAAAACCGCAATTCGGGCAGAACTTGTAGCCCTCTACGGGATTGCCACATTCAGGACAGAATTTCATATTGACCTCCAATGAAATTATATAATTTTTTTATTTCTCTCTATACAAATCCACGACTTCGCCGATAATTCGGAAGTCTGTGCCTGGTGTGATTGGCATATCTTTGTACGCTGGATTCAAGCTATGTAAGTAAGCTTGGTCTTTATCAATGACTAGTTGCTTGATGTAAGCATCGCCGTTATAGTTGAATACTCCGATTACTCCGTCGTTCAACTCTACACTTGTCTGAATGAATACCAGGTCGCCATCATGATAGTCGGGCTCCATAGAGTCACCTTTAATCGGAATGACAAAGTCAGCATCAATATCTACTGGTAATTCAATCCGCTCCACTCGTACATCGTTCAAATACTGCCCTGTACCAGCAGAAGCTGGATGGTCGTAGTAGTCGTAGCTGTAGAGCTGAATGACTTCTGATACTTCGTTTTCCTTCGTTTCTTCTTCGTTTTTCTGCTCGTTCAGTTGCCTCTTTGCATAATTCAGGACTTTTACTTGTCTTGTAGGGTTTAGTTCATCGTAGATGGTTTGGATTGAGGAAGTGGGAGAGATAGATATATTACATGATTCTCCCACCATCGAGTAAACCACAGGATTAGCAGTAACAAATCTCGGATCTAGAGTAGATTTTGGGACTCCAAAAAAATCTGCAATTTTTTGAACATTACCCGGGATTGGCAAAGAAGTTCCTTTTACATATCCTGTCAATGTGCTAGGCGGTATCCCTGTCGCTCGAGATAGCTCAGCTTGTTTACAATTTCTATCAGATAAAATTGAGTTAAGATTTGCAGAAAAGACTTTCATATCCTCTTTATCTTGAGGAGTTAATTTTCCTCGTCCTCTTGCCATATTTTTCCCTCCTATCTTCTTTATTATATAATACTCCTTATTTTCGATTTTGTAAATAAAAAATTCGAAAAAATTACGAAAAAATTCAAAAAAACTATTGACATACGATTTAAATCGTAGTATAATTAAATCAAGCTTAAGGAAATAACAAAGCAAACCGGAGAAAAAACATGACTAAAGAATTTACAACACAAGAACAAATCGCACTAGCAAAAGAAATCTTACAAGTTAAGAATCGCAGAGAACGCTCGTTGAAACTTGGAGAAATCCTAGATCGTGAAAAACTATCATCAGATGATATGTACGCATTGTACAATACACTACTAACAGCCATCAGAGTTTATGGCGACATCATCGGATTTGACGACAAAGATTTTCAAGAAATGGCTCTTACAATCTTGGTTCTTAAAAAGGTTGAAGAAGCGAAAGAAGCTAGGGTAGCGTAGAGGGGCGCGATTCCCCTCCTAGTTATTGCTCATAGAGCGAAAAAAGAGAAAGGAGAAAACATATGATAGAGTTGATTCTAGTACCGTTTCTTGTGTCGTTTGTAGTTTCGTATACAATGATGAAATGGCACACACTTCAAGTGAATGCCATACTAAAAAAGTATTTATTTGAAACTGATTTGTTGTATGGAAAAACGGCAAGCGAAACCTTGAAACTTATTCAACAACACAAACATCAATAAAGTTTTTCCCATAATCTGTAACCGTAAAACAGGCTTTATCAAGTTTTATATCAGGAAATTTTTTTAATATGCCTACAGTTACAGGATGGTTTTTTATGAAGTCGTAGTTGCTTTCGTGTGATAGCCAAGTATCGGTTTTAATCGATATAAGTCCAAGTCTTTCTAGATTAACCAAGGAAATAGAATTCTTTTGAAAATCATAGAACTCATCAGTTAGAAAGATGAGAGGAAAAACAGTTCGGGTGCCATTCTCTGTTTTTCTGTACATGCGCATTGTTGCTACTGCTGCTTGTACGCCTATTTTTTCCTTTTTTAAGAAACTTAGTATCTTCGCATCCAATACATCCAATTGTTTTATGATTTCTACAAAGGACGAGTGTATTGATTCACTTTTGCGATTGTCGAGCGAACTAGCAATGACTTTGGCAAACATTTTCCGTAATTCTTCTTCTTCAATATAGTATCTAGAAGCATCAAGTGCCGGGCCTAGTATCTTAATAGATGGGTTTTGAACATTCTCTGGGGGGATAGTAGCCACTTCTTGCAAGATATCGTTTTTTAACTTTTCTACATTTGCTTCATGGGTTGCTTTCAACAAGGCTGCTTGATTAGAAACATTGTGGCCATAATTGATATACCACCAATCTTGCAATGTTTGAATAGGTCCAGCGAATACGCCGGCTGAAGTAGCTCCTCCTAAAAATCCTGTAACAAGAGGAAGGAAGTCTTGAAATTGGTTAGGATCCATAATTATTATTTCTTTCTATTGATTTTTTTGACTAAAACAGTGAGAGGTCCTAGCCAAAATATATTATAATACAAATATTTTTATTTGTCAACATATAGTATAAGAAAGGATTAAATGTGTTCAGGAAGCACAACATATGGTATTTAAAATGTGGAATAAAATTGAACAACAATTAAAATCAAAAGACTGGTCAATGTATCGTCTATCTAAAGAATCGGGTGTCCATCCATCCAATTTTTCTAACCTAAAGGCCGGAAGAATGAAAGAGATGTCGTGGTCGAATATATGCAAAATCGCTGATGCACTGGAAGTCAGTTTGGATGAATTTAGATAAGGAGGTAAATGTGAGACCGAGAAAATATCCATACAAACAAAAACCACTCTTTCCTTCGACAAAAAGAGTGGAGAAAGCAATCGGTGAGCTTGAAGCGCTGAAAGAGCACTATCTGAGCTTACCTGACGAATTGAGACCTAGAGCGAAAGCGCTAGTTGGTGAACAATCGGACTATGTTACTGATTATGATCTTGAGATTGTTTCATTCGAGCTAAGACTTCGTTTTCGTGAGCTCCTAACATTTTTCGAACAATGTCCTTAACTTCACGGACTTTTACTGGTTCGAAAGTGTGATTGTCATCACGAACTAGCTCAATGAGTTCATCAATCATTGCATCAATATAAGGGCTATATGCCATAACATCACCTCCTTTCTGCTTTTATTATAGCAAATTGCGAGGAACAAATAGAAAATATAAGGAGGTAGGAACGTGCCAAAAATGACATTGAGAGCAATAAGAACAAATTATAACTTATCCGCAAAAGAAGTTGCCGATAAACTTAACATTCATCAACAAACACTGTTGAAGTATGAGCATGATAGTTCAAAAATTCCAATGGATCTTTTAGACAAACTTGCTCGACTATACAATGTCGAAAAGGATTTTATTTTTTGGGGAAAAAATACGAATTAAATCATAGTTTAGGAGAGGTATGAATGAACAATACTTTAAAGAGATAGACATGGATAATCATGAGAGATACTTTAAAATTCCATATCGCCTGCTAGAAGATGACTACTTTGTCAAGTTGGATCCGTTAGCTATTATGGTCTACGGTATTCTTATTGATCGTGTTTCATTATCTCGAAAAAATAAACAACATTTTACTGATAAAGAAGGACGCTTGTATGTTGTTGCGACTAATGAGGAAATCGGTAAATGGATAAAGAAAAGTGAGCCGATTGTAATCAAATTAAAACGGCAATTAATAGAGCATGGTTTGCTAAAAGAAAAAGACAAGGTGTTAGGTTAGCAAATTTGTTATATCCTCAAAAAATAAGAACTAAAGAAATTTTAGTTCAAGAACTTAAAAATATTAAGGGGGGAACTAAAGAAATTTTAGTTCAAGAACTTAAAAATATTAAGGGTAACCAACCTAATAATAACCAACCTAATATAACCAACCTGAGTGAACCAGAGGGTGTTGGTGATAATACTCTATATAGTATAGAGGACGCACCCGCAGAAAATGATTTGGGAATTGTTCATGATTGGATTTTCTCTGAGTTCGGACGATACCCGACACCGTTTGAAATTGAGGACTTGAAGGCATTCTTGCAAGACCATAGTAAAGAGGTCATCAAGTTAGCCATCAAGGAATGCGTTGGGAATGGTAAGCCTTACTTCAAGTATCTTGAGAGTATCTTGAGAGACTGGAAACAGAAAGGTTTAACAACTGTTGAGTTAGTAGAGAATAGGCAGAAACCTGCTCGGTCAAACAGTAAGTCGAACGGTCGCTTGAGATTGTCAGATGATGGATTTGATCCACGGCTTGGATTTTAGGGGGTGCGCATGCAAGTAGTATCAAGTAAAGAATTACAAGAACGAGCCTTGCAGGTTGAGACGTTGAAGCAACAATGCCCAAAGCATGAAGGGATTTATATGTGGCGGTCAGTCAACCCTTGCACTCACAGAGCCCTGACCTATTGTCCTGAATGTGTTCAAGAAACCATTAACCAAAACGCAAGCGAACAGTTAGCTATTGCCGAAGCTCAAATCAGAGATACAAGGTCTTATTCTCTATTTATGAAAGAGAGCATCATTCCAAACGATTTGAAAAATGCGACTGTTGGGAATTTTGAAATCCATACAGAGCAGGATGCTGAAGCTGTCAATTTCGCTAAGCGTGTAACGGCTGACTATGTGAAAGAGCGTTACGAAGGGAATACGATTATCTCTGGACCGCCTGGAGTTGGTAAGAGCCATCTGGCCGTCGGGATAGCTAAAACCTTAAACGAGAGCTTTCAAATGCTCCAAACTCGCAAGTCGGTCGTGTATATGCCGTCCATGGAACTGTTCTCTCGAATGCAAGAGGCTTTTCAATACAAGGACTCAAAGTGGGAACAGCGCTCAGTCGTGAAATTTTTGCAAAGTGTTGATTTCTTAATTTTGGATGATCTCGGCAAAGAGTCGAGTGTCGGGAACGAAATCCGACAAGGCAATAACTGGATGCAAAAAATCCTGTATCAAATTCTTGAAAACAGGACGAATACGATTATCACAACTAATTTTGAGGGCAAGCACCTCAAGGAACTCTACGAGCAGAGTCTCGTTGACAGAATAACGAAAGGAAACATGAAAACAAATGCCTTTAAGTTCAGTAAAGACACAGCTTCGAGACGCTCCTTGTCAGCAAGTGACTACTGAGGAACGCAAGCGAACTATTGAGCAGTTCGAGAGCCGATTTTACGGCCTATCGACTCTGCTTAAAGAACGGCTGATGATCACGACAGACGAGCGATTCACAAATAAGATGAACGAGCTGACGTATTATGCAACAAATGGAAGTGTCTACACAACCTAAAAATAAAAGCACCTGACGGCAATCAGGCGCATACTTAAACATTCACTTACAGTATATCACAGAAAGAGAGGAAATAGCAAATGGCTTTGGAGTTATTCGGTGAAGATTTCAAAAATGAACTATTTCAGGACCTTGTGAAGCTTAACGTCGAAGCTTTGAAAGAGGCTAAAAGACAAGTCTCAAGACAAATCAGCATGGTCCCAATCAAGGAAGTCATGCTGGCTACTGGTTGGGGCAGAAAGCGCATCGAGGATTTTCGAGATCAAGGCAAGTTTAGCTATCAACAAAATGTAAAAGGTGGCAAATACTTGTACGACTTGAACGATGTACTACGATTTCAAAGCCAGTTAGCAAAGAGAGGATAGCATGAAATTACTAGCAAGAATTAAAAACTATTTTTCGGAAGAGGCCGAAGAAACTAATCTTGACTGGAAGGTAGTCGCTCTAGATCTCAATCAATCGTTGATTGAATCGCAAGAAAAACTTCAAAAAGCGAATCAAGAAATCGCAGATTTGAAGAAAACAATTGAAATTTTAAAGGAGAATGCAAAATGATTGAACCGTCATTAACAAGTCAGCTTTTGGGAGTTGGTGCATTGTTTATCGGATTTCTCGGAGCAGGAATCCACACATATAACATCGACTTGAAGAAAGGCGAAGAAAAGAAAATGCAACAGCAGCATGATACAGACATCATCCGAGCAAGTCAAGAAGCCTTTGCGAAAGGTCGTGAAGCAGAACGCAGAGCAATTCGCGAGAACATCCGCAGACCATTTTCAGGCTTCACATTTGACAACGAGCGACCAGAAGGATTGAAGCCTGAATTGGTTGGATTGCCCGCACCTAGAAAATTGAGAGGGTAAATTATGACAGTTAGTAGAGATATGGATCAGCTAGAGGCAAATGTATTGAATTATATTATCAATCATGGCTCATTTGAAAATCCTGTACGTTCAGTCACTATTCGCAATGAATTTTCATTATCTAAAAGAAGTCTTGAAATGATTGTTGAAAGCTTGCGAGTGAACTTCAAGCACCCGATTGTTGCGAAGAAGACACATCCGAGTGGATATTATCTTCCACGAAACGAAGAAGAACGACAAGCAGGCTTAGCGCCTTATCGTCGTCAAATTTTGACCGAACAGAAAAATCTTGCAGCAGTTATGGCTGTTGATTTGGATGATTATTGGAAATCGGCATGAGAGGTGACAGATGTTTGATTATGACAGAGATATGATGCAACCACCCGAAGAGCGAGAAGAACTTGACCCTAGCGAGTATGTGGATATCGGATGCGGTCGACGTCGATATGTGGGTGATGAAGTATGATTGAAGAATTACACGCAGAAATCGACAGATGGCGGTCTGACTATATCCATCTTGGCCGAGAACTTGGGAAAATCATCAACGAACAACAAGACATAATTTTGAAATTGCAAAACAAAAACAGACGCTTGAAGCGTGAAAATTGGAATTTGAAGAAAACGAAAGGAAGAAAGAAATGACAAACGAACTAACACAGAAGCAAGTTACATCAAATGTTGCAACACGAATCGAAGCGATGAAGGGAGAAGGGCTCCTGATTGCACCGAATTATAGCGTTAGCAATGCGCTGAGTTCGGCATATTATGCTCTAAAAAACTCCAACAGTGGAAATTTGCTCCAACAATGCACTCAAGACAGCGTTTATAACGCGTTATTAGAAATGGTAACCCAAGGACTAAGCCCGGCTAAAAAGCAATGTTACTTTATCAAATATGGCTCTGACGTCCAATTGAGAATGTCTTATTTTGGGACCATTAAAGTTACTAAAGATTTGCAAGAGGTGAAAGACGTTACTGCTAATGTTGTCTACGAAGGGGATACGCTAGAGGTATCAGTTGAAAACGGGCGTAAGAAGTTAGTCAAACATGAGACGGATTGGCAGAACGCAGATAATCCAATAATTGCTGCTTATTGCATCATCACTCGAACTGATGGAGAAGAGTTCTTTGAAGTCATGACTAAAAAACAAATTGACAAGTCATGGTCTAAGGCGAAAACGAAAAATGTCCAAATCGACTTCCCTGACCAGATGGCCATGCGTACGGTTATCAACCGAGCTGCCAAAATGTTTATCAACACAAGCAATGACAGCGACTTGTTTGCTGGAGCAATCAATAACACAATTGCTGACGAGTACGACAATGATCGTCAAATGAAAGAAGCTGAACCAGTGAGAGAAGAGGCTGAAACATTAGATAGTATCCTTGGAGCTTCTGAAGAAGTGACTGAAGAACCAAAAAAAGAGGTTATCAACCAGGAGTTGACAACCACAGATACAAAATACCCAGCAGATGAGATCCCAAATTTTGACCAAGAAACGGGCGAAGTAATCGACCAAGAGCCAGAAACCGGCCAAATGGACATGCTAGAAGGGGAGGATTTCTAGAATGACTGAAGAATTGAAAGATGTAACAGATAGCCTAGAACTCGTTCCAGTGACGGATTTAGAAGTCGGATTTGTCCTAAAAGCGGCTGAAATCGAAATCCAAGGCAAGGAGGTTTTGGAACAAGCTTTAGCAGCATATCAAAAGAAATACGCTGGCTATATCGTGACAGAAGAGACTTTGTCAGACGATACCAAGGTTAAAGATGAATTGGGACGAGTGCAACGCCAAATTGAGCAAGAACTCAAAAACCAACTAAAAGACTACTCTAGTCCGCTGGACGAAGTGAAAGCATGGGTTAATACTGTCCTAGACCCTATCAAAACTTTGCAGACGAACATCAAAGATCAGATTAAAGAATTTGAAGAGAGAGCGACAGAAGCTCGCAAGGAAACAGTCAGAGAAGCTTTTGAATCTGCAATCGCAGATAGCGGAGTTGATCTCGATATCAAGCTGTTTGCTATTTACTTTGACGATCTCAGCAAGAAAAAGTGCTTTATGGCCGATAATGTGCGAATCAATCAAGCGACTTCTAAGATGATTGCTGATTTGGTCGCAGAAGAGGCAACGAAGAAACAGCAACGCGAGGCCGGACTTATCCAGATAACAGAAGCAGCTGCCAAGGCCGGCTTTGGCCCAGTTGTCTATATCCGACTTTATGAAGGAGGGGCCAATCTAGAGGATATTCTGCAAGCTATTTTAGACGATAAGGACCTAGCAGACAAAGCCAAGGCAGAGGAAGAGCTTAAAAAACGTATCAAGGAAATGACAGCTATTGCAGAGGATAACAATCTAGCTCCTCAAAAATACGTTGACATGCTCAAGGAAGGCAAGCCCGTTTTGGATGTTATCAATGTCCTGCACGCAGACGCGGCTGAAATGAGACAAGCTCAAGCGGAAGCAGAACGAAACACTCAGAATCAATCCTACACCCAAAATCAGCCTGAATTTGAGCCCGAAACCATTTCGGAGGGTAATTATACCCCAGAACAAAAAACTAGTCAAAAATCGGAAAATATGGCTTCTGATGATGTGGCTAAAAAACATGGTTATCGATACCAAAATATGGAAATTATTTTTCCTGAAAAAAATATGCGTCAAGTCAAAGAACAATTCAAGACTATTTCTCAGGAGTTAGGAATTATTGTCAGGGTAATGCCTGGAGCGGAAAGCAAGGCTGAAAGGGTGGAAATGGAATGACAATGGATTTACTTGGTAAAGACTACTATTCAGCAGCTTCAGCACGTCGCTACTGGTCTATCTCGCAATATAAGCGATTTAGAGAGTGCGAAGCACGGGCGTTAGCGGAGCTGGAAGGAGAATGGGAAGACCAGAGAGACAACACGGCTCTCTTGGTCGGGAACATGGTCCACAGCTATTTTGAAAGTCCAGAAGTACATAAGAAATTTATGGATGAAAACGCAGATGCCATGATTTCAAAAGCCGGAAAGACCAAAGGTCAGTTGAAATCCGACTTTTTGGTCGGCCAGCGCATGATTGAGCGACTGGAAGCTGATAAGCAGTTCATGGACTACTATGTCGGCCAGAAAGAGGTTGCTGTAACAGGCAAAATCGAAGGCGTGGAATTCAAAGGCAAGATTGACTGTCTCAATGTTGAAAAAGGGTATTTCGTGGATATTAAGACCACGAAATCTGATATTGATAGCATGGTCTGGATTCAGGACGAAGCAAGCGGACGAAATATTCAGGTCCGCTGGTTCGAAGCTTGGGGGTATGTCCTTCAGATGGCGGCTTACAAGAAGATGCTAGAAGAGAAGTACGGCAAAGAGTTCACCCCTATTATCTACGCAGTGACAAAAGAGCCGACTCCCGACACAAGAGCCATCGTTTTTCAAACTCAGGAAAAGCTTGGCTATGAGCTGACTGAGCTGTCTATGCTGATTCAGCATCTTGATAAGGTCAAGCGAGGCGAAGAGAAGGCGAAGCCGTGCGGTCATTGCGAATACTGCAAAACGAAAGCGCTGAGTCAACGTGTGGAGGTGGTCTGATGACTGATCCCCAAATTATGAGAGTCGATAGAGAAACATACAAGCTAGGCAAGCGGTCATCCCACTTTTGGTCTAGCAATAAAGAGTTGAAATTCTATGAGATTAGGTGTAACTGGGGTGTCAATAGACAGACACAGGCTTTCTATCATGTTTTGGCATATAGTCGCACCCAAGCCGAAGAAATGGCTGTGAAAGAATATGCAAGAACCCATCATATTACCGAAAAATGGGTAGTAATCTTTTAGAAAAAGCGAGGAAAGAATGAAAATCTATATTGAACAAGATGACGTAAAATTGAGTTTTGAACGAGCGCAGGAACTTGATTATCAAACCTTATTCAAAGCCTATCAGATGATCACAGGGTCTGACGAAATTCTTGAGGATTTAAGTCAGAAAGAGCCCGAGAATGCAGGGGCCGTTTTAAAAATTGATGCTGAGAAGTTAGCTGAAATTGATCCTGTCAATATCAAAGCAGCGAAGGACAAGTTATCTGCAAAATTTAGCGGAAGCACAGCGATTTCGCAGAAACCAAGCGAGAAGGTAGATGTTGATTTGCAATGCCCGTTTTGTGGATGTGCGAAGCGGTGGAAAGTCCCATCTTACTTTACATTCATGAATTGTCCTGACTGCCAAGGCTCAATTTTCTTGTCTTGGGCGACGGGAGTCAAAGGCGAATTGGATGACGATGGATTTTATTTCAGAGGGGACAGCCCGATGAAGTTCAAAGAGCAGACAGATGAATTCGAGGATATGTTTGCTGTTGAAAAATCAAAATAACCCAAAACCAACTATTTCCAAAATGGAAACAATTCAAAAACCAACAAGCCGTGTATTCTTGTAAAACTGCGAACTAGAAAGCGTCAGTAAAGGTCATGTGACCTTGGACGAGCGACTGCCCGTATTTAGCCAAACTCACACACAGAGGCAGTCGCATTTTTTTGATAAACAGATGAAATTTTTGGATTTATTCGCAGGTATCGGCGGTTTTCGTCTGGGAATGGAATCCGCCGGTCATGAATGTGTAGGGTTTTGCGAAATTGACAAATTTGCTCGCAAGTCTTATAAAGCCATACACGATACGAAGGGAGAAATAGAACTACATGACATCACAGCAGTATCAGATGAGTCTATTCGAAGAATCGGACGTGTGGACATTATCTGTGGAGGATTTCCGTGCCAAGCTTTCAGCATTGCAGGAAACAGACGAGGTTTTGAAGATACACGAGGAACTTTGTTTTTTGAAATTGCACGGTTCGCATCTATTCTCAGACCTAAATATCTATTCCTTGAGAACGTCAAAGGACTCCTCAATCATGAAAACGGAATTACGTTTGAGACCATTATCTCAACCTTGGATGAATTGGGGTACAATGTGGAATGGCAAGTGCTTAACAGCAAGGATTTTGGAGTCCCCCAAAATCGGGAACGTGTGTTCATTATCGGACATCTTAGAGGAGAACGTGCCAGAAATGTTTTTCCTCTCGGACGAGAAAGTCAGTCAATTAGTAGCCAATCAGTCGTGAAAATTGGTAATGTCAACCCATCTGGCAATGGGATGAACGGTGAAGTCTATCAAGCTGACGGCCTAGCTCCTACTCTAACAACGAACAAGGTAGAGGGGCAAAAGATAGCCATAAAAAGTAATACTATAAAACAATTTGGAGTATTGCAGCCAAATTTTAATCAATGCGGTGTGGTTTATGAAACAGACGGTATCGCACCAACAATCAGAGCATATCAAGGCGGAGGTCTTGAACCTAAAATCATTCAGCGTGGTCATGGCTATAATCAAGGTGGAGTGCATGAAATAGCTCCTACTCTGACAAGCAATAGTTATCATGAGAATAATGTTTTAAAAATAACAGAAGCAACCTCGCAAGGATATGCAGAAGCGCAAATTGGAGATAGCGTAAACCTATCTCATCCAAACTCTAAAACTAGGAGAGGAAGAGTTGGGAAACAGATTGCGAATACTCTTTTAACTGGAGAAAGTCAAGGTGTTGTTGAGCCTGATTTTAGAATTAGAAAACTAACACCTCGTGAGTGCTGGAGATTGCAAGGCTTTCCAGACTGGGCTTTTGATAAGGCTAAAGAGGTAAATAGTAACAGTCAATTATACAAACAAGCAGGCAATAGCGTGACGGTCAATGTTATTGCTGCTATCGCAAAGGAATTTAGATAAACAGGAGAAAAATAAATGCTAAATAAAATCGACATTCCAGGAACAAGCATCACACTAGAAATCGTAGATAAGAACATCACGATTACAAACAAGATTGAATATGATATGCAGATGCATTTCAGAAATACGGACGCAGATGCTTCTCTTGATACGAACGGCGACGTGTTCGAGCCACTCTACTGGCTAGACATAAGGGTAACACCGAAAACGCCAACAGAGTATCATACGAGCCTCGGAGTCAAGAGGGAGAAACGCCACTTGGCCGAACTTCAGAAGTTCTTTGAGTTCATCGAAAACAACAAGCGGAATCTCTTTGATCTTTGTGGAATCAAGGGAGAGCTACAATGAAATCTCTAACCTTATCGTTAGACATTTCAACTACTGCGACAGGTTGGGCCGTATTTCACGGCTCTAACCTCGTCCAGAGTGGTGTCTTAAAACATAAAAGCAAGTCGTTCTTTGAACGTGGTCGATTCATGGCTAGCGAATTAAGAGCGATTCAATCAAGAGCTTTGCAGAAATATGATGAACCCTTTGAGTCAATCGTAGTCGAAAAAAACTCGGTCATGGGGCCAAATCAACAATCTATGATCAGCATTGGAATTGTGACGGGTATCATACTTGGACGGTTGATTGCCGACAATGTGTTTTTCGTGAACGTGTCGACCTGGCGCAAATACTGGAAGTTCAGCTTCAAAGACCGTAGCAAGAAGTCTATGAAGCTGCAGACTGTTGCTAAAGTGTCCGAGAGCTTCGACCTGAACGTTAAAGACGACGAGGCTGATGCCATCCTGATTGGTTCGTACTTTGTAAATTATGGCCGAGAATTTGGAAATCTGGAAAGCCACAAGGTGAGTTGAGGGAGTGGAATAAATGACAAAATTCGTTAAAATACAATCTTGTTGCAATGGAATTACTGAAGATGAGCTTATCAACATAGATGATATCAATAGCATCTGCCTAGGCTCTAATACCTTGATTTTTAGAACACCTTACAATCTAGGAGAAAATCATATTTCTATCACTCAAAATTCAGTAGATAAGCTCTTAAAAGTGTTGGATATTATTGGGGAGGTGGAGTGATGAAAGTTGCAAAGTATACACACAAGTCTTTTGACGGCATCAAAATCATAAAAGGCTGGGTTTTAGTAAATAATTATGGTGAAAAGGAATTTGTTTATTACAACGGAACGGAATTATGCGTCCACCCTGCCAGCGATTGGGAGGGCGAGTTAAAGGAGGTAGAATGATGGGATTAACGCTAAATAGCGCAATTGGAGACTTAGTTTTGGCAATCGGAGAAATTATCGTTAATTCCGATGGCAAGGTCACAACAGTAGAATTAGAAATCCCTAATCAATCATTTTATTTAGAGATCACGGTCAAACCAAAAAAGGAGGTCACAGATTGAAACGAAAAAGCATATCTAAAGCCACTAGACAAAAAGTTTTAGATAAGTATGGTGGTCACTGTGCTTATTGTGGCAAGGAATTGGATTTAAAAACTTTGAGAGTGGATCATTTGCATCCTCACTATCGAGGCGGAGAGGATAGTTTTGAAAACTATATGCCTGCTTGTTATCAATGCAATTTCTACAAATCTACTTTTCTGTTAGATGAATTCAGGGAGCAGATGTCTACCTTGCACGAAAGAATCACAAAGCCATTCATAGCAAGACTTGGATTGGATTATGGAATCATTAAAATCGAACCATTCGACGGAAAGTTTTATTTTGAGGAGGAACACGAGAAGTGAAACGATTCATCGCAATCTGGATTCTTGTCTCAGCTGGATTGAACATCTGGCAGAGTATCCAGATTAAGAAATTAGAAGAAAAGCGCCCTATTGTAGTCTACAAAGCAGATAATCAAGGCGCAGAAATCAAAGGTAGAGTCATCCACAAGGATCAGATTGGCGAACTCTACACGATCACAATACAGAACTACGGCATTTTCGTAGTCACGCAAACAAGCTACGAAACTTTAAGGATTGGAGACGAGGTGAGGTTATGAGACCGAAATTTAGAGCGTGGGATGGCGCAAAAAAAGAAATGTTCAAAGATACTTTTGCAATAACAGAAAGTGGGCAAGTTGTAGTAGTTGAACAGGAGTTCGTCACAAGCCCTCCAGATTATGTCTTTGTTGATCATCTAGTCATCATGCAATCAACAGGAATTAAAGACAAAAACGGAAAGGAAATATTCGAGGGAGATATAATCATAACAAATGCTCATGCTTGTATTGTATCTTTCGGGGGATATACCTATTTTGAAGATGCTGATACAGAGACCACAGAGGTTGGATTCTATTTATCATATCTCAATGTATCACCTGCAACTTACTCACCTTTCGAAAAATTCTTTTGGGAGAAATGTCAAGTTATAGGGAATATTTATAAAAATGAATTGGATTTGATAATGTATGAAGCTTGGAAATTTAATAAGGAGCTGGAAGATGAAACCTAAAAAATATCCGTACACAGGGAGCAAAATAAAGAAAGTGACTACAACAGGAATAGGAGCTCGAGAGCTTGTGGTTTTTCCTAACATAGCTTTTAGAAAAGACTTACTCAAACACATTTTTTCAGTCGTCAAAATCCATGACAACACTACAATCATTTTCTTCAGAATTCCAAAAGTATTCGGATACGAGGAGGAAAGAGCAAAAGTACATCTAAGCTATGAAAAGACGATGAGGATACTCAATAACTACTAAAAAAGCCAAGGCACTCTCTACCTCGGCTATAATCTCAATAATATTATTATACCATAAAAGGAGATAGAGAGTGAACAAGGCTAAAGAGTTACTTGATGAACTACAGAATTTGGATGAAGAGATACAGAATCGAATAGACGAGCTTGCTAATCTTGAAGCTAGTTTATTTTCTAGCCCTAAAATGAGCATGGATAAGGTTCAATGTGGTCAGAAGGTTCGATTAGATGAACGTTACATCGATGTTTTTAGCATGCAAGATTCCTTGAAAGAGTACATGAAGCAAGCAACTGCTGAAGCTATCCAGCGCAGAATTGAGCTCAGTAAATTGATTGATAAAATACCCAAGCCTTCAAGTCGAACAATTTTAAGGATGGTTTATATTCAGAAAGCAAGCGTGTATGATATGATTGAATTTTTACAATGCAGCAAGACTACTTTTTACAAAAAGAAGAAAGATGCAATCCGTGAATTGGGTGCTGTAGTTGATAAAAGCGAACTAATGCGAACTAATGTGAACTAGGTTGAAGCGCACTGGTCTAACAATCGTGCTATTATAGTATCATCAAGAATTAAGGGTAAGGCAGTAAGTCTTCCCCTTAACATGGAGAGTTGGCAGAGTCAGGTTGAATGCGCCCGTTTGCTAGACGGGTGGTCGCCTATGTGCGGTCCGTGGGTTCAAATCCCACACTCTCCTTTGAGTATTTTGTGTCCTAGAATGGGGTAGGCACTAGGCTTAGCATTCATAAATTACTCATTAACTTACAAATGGTTGCGGAGCGACTGGACCTTGCATGATTGCGTAGCCAATTATATTCCGGATAAGTTATAAGCTAGAGGGTTTGATTCCCTCAGAGGTTTTAAATGACTACAAAAAATAAAAAAGGAAAACTTTCAAATTGATTACTAATTAACACGCAAGTCTGTAGTCTGCTTGCAGTAAGAACATAGCTCAAGTGGTAGAGCGGTAGACTTTTAATCTATTGGTTGCAGGTTCGAGCTCCTGTTGTTCTTATGAGAGGTCTTGCATCAAGTCACATGTTTGTGTGGCTTTTTGTTGTATCTGAAAGAAAGGGAATGATGAAACCAAAAAGGCTTACTGTTCTAAACGGCAGACGAACGGCAGTGGACTACGATAGTCGTAGCGAAGAATATACAAACTATAATCGTACTCGATGGAAGTATGATAAGGATGTCAAGAGATTCTATAATTCATCAATCTGGAAGCGAACAAGTCAGCAAGTATTGCTTGAGTCTGATTATGTTTGTGCGATGTGTGGTGATGAAGCAACGATGACCGACCACATCATTAGCGTGAAGCAGGACTGGTCTAAGAGACTGGATAGGAACAACCTACAAGCAAGTTGTAAGAAATGTAATGACAAGAAAGCAATCAAAGAGAAGTATTCTTATTGATTGTGTAGTAATAAATAAAAATAGATATCAAAAAGCGAACAAAAACAGAATACAAAAGGGTGAACCAGTCAGTAATACACTGTAAATTATACGGAAATACCCCCTATTATTTATAACGGGGGTGGGTATTGTTCGGATATAAGAACGCTGCCCTCTTCTGTGCAAAAAATTCCGTTTTTGAAATCTTTAAACTCTAAAATAATGTGAAGGAGGTGATAGCATGGGGCGAAGAATGAAGGTAGTTGAAGCCACTAAAAGTCATTTGACGAAAGAAGAAAAAATAGCTAAGAAAACCATACAGGACAAGGCTTCAGATGGTTTGGATGTTTTGCAATTAACTCCACCAAAACACTTTGACCCGATTGCTAAAGCAGAATACAAACGAGTCATCAACGATCTGCGAAAGCTACCCCTAAGAAATCTAGACAGGGCAGTCTTAGAAAGCTACTGTACCTGGTATGCAGTCTATAAAGAGGTATCTCGTGGATTACAGAAAAAAGGTTATGTCTACGAGAATGAAAAAGGCTCGGTGGTTCCAAACAAAATGTTGTATACATTAGAGCGTGCCACAACCAACTTGATGAAAGCAGCATCTCAGTTAGGATTGACGGTGGACAGTCGCATGAAATTGTATGTGCCACAGGTCGAAGAAAAGAAAACAAGTATTTTTGATAAGTTTGGAGGGTAATAATGAATAAGTACCAAGAATTAGTTAATCTGATTGAGAAAAATAAGATGACAATCACGAAAAAGGCTTGCTATGATTCACAAAGTGGTTGGTCTGGAGCAAACATCATCATAAAAGATGATCAAGATTTTGAGTTTGATTTGTCTGGTAATGGGTACTGCTTTAATGATAATCAAGTTGATGAAGCGTTGTCGGCCATTAAAAGTTATCTTGAATATAAAAACTTAACTACGTTCGAAGCATTTAAAAAATACATAGAGAATAAAGCTATTTCTAAATAGAAACGGCTTTTTCTGTTTTAGGCCGTTGGTGTAGAGGAAAACATAACAAGCTCCAACCTTGTAGTCGTGGGTTCGATTCCTGCACGGTCTGTTTTTTTGTCAGAAAGGAGGGATTGCAATAAAATATGACTATAAACCGATTGCGAGTAAATATCGTGATGTAGCTTTTGATTATGCAAAAAGCGTGGTTGATGGCAAACGGATTGTTAGTCAGAAAGTTTTTAAAGCATGTTTACGTCACTTAAATGACTTAAAAAAGATTTCTCGAAAATCTTTCTCTTACGACTATATCCCAGAAAAGGCTCAGGATCCAATTGATTTTATCGAAATCCTCCCAGATGTCAAAACTGGTAAATCTTATCCGTTAGCTGAATTTCAAAAATTTATTCTGGCTAGTTTGTATGGCTGGCGCAGGAAGTCGGATAATTCTATTAGGCGCTTTAGGAAAGCGATGATCTCGCTGGCCCGTAAGAATGGTAAGACAATTCTTGTGGCAGGTATTTTACTTTATGAGTTTTTGTTTGGCCACAATCCAGCAATGTCTAGACAGCTTTTTTGTACCGCAAATGATAAAACCCAAGCTAAAATCGCTTTTGAGATGGCTCGGAAGCAACTGGACGCGTTGAGGGCACAAGATGAGGATGTCAGGAAGGCCACAAAGCGGGTTAGAGAAGAATTGAGGAACTTAACGGACGAATCCTATATCCGTCCGTTAAGTCGCGATACAGGGGCTGTAGATGGCTTTGAACCATATGTCGGAGTGTTGGACGAGTTCGCAGCATCTAAAACAAATGAAATGATTGAACTTTTGGAATCTGGTCAAGGCCAGTTGGACAATCCGCTAATTCTGATTATTTCCACGGCGGGACTCGATCTCAATGTCCCGATGCACACGATTGAATATCCTTATATTGAGAAAATCTTGAATGAGGAAGTAGAAAATGATGGATACTTCGCTTTTATTGCAGAGCAAGATAACGAGGAAGAGATTGCAGACGAAAAGAACTGGATAAAATCAAATCCAATCCTTGAGGTGCCAGCACTTTACGATAAAATCATGAATTACTTGCGAAATCGTAGAAAGGTATCTCTAGAGACAGGGGCTGTGAATGAGGTCTTGGTTAAAAACTACAATATGTGGCGTCAATCATCTGAAGAGTCTTACATGGACAAAGAAAGCTGGGCGAAAGCTAAGATTGATAAACCTGACACCAAAAAGCGTAGAGTTTGGTTAGGTGTCGATGTTGGTAGGTCAAGTGACTTATTCTCTATTTCTCCTATGGTTATGATGGATGACTACTGGTATGCTGATAGCTTTTCATTTGTAGCTACTAAATACGGTTTAATCGCAAAAGAAAAAAGAGATGGTGTGTCTTATACCAACTTGGAAAGAATGGGTGAGTGCGAGATTACCACCCTTGAAAGTGGTGTTATCGATGATGAGCGTGTGCTTGAAAAAATTGAGGAAATGGTCTATGAGAACGATTGGGAGTTGCAAGGTGTTTATTTCGACCCTTATCAATTCGGCTCACTATTGACTATGATAGAGAAACGACATCCAGAATGGCCATTAGTCCAGATACCACAGACAACCATGGTCTTGAATATGCCTACGAAGCAATTCCGTGATGATGTTCGACAAGGGAAAATCAGGCATAGTGAGAATCAGTTGCTAACAATGGCAATCAATAATGCATATACCAGAGTTGATAATAACGGTATGAGGATTGATAAAAATAAAAACAGTAATAAAATCGACCCTTTGGATGCGTTATTAGATGCGTATGCTGCTTGTTATCTGGAACCGTTCGACGGGACAGGTTATTGGACAAACGAGAAAATTCTGGAAGGAGGTTCGCTATTTTGAAGTTATTGAAACATATTCACACAATTTTATTGTTAATCGGTTTAATGTTTTTGATTTACGGTTTGTTCTTGATTGGGGACGTAATAGGATATATAGCTACAGGCTTGATATTGTGCCTGATAGGTGTGTATATTGATAAAACGAAGTGATTGAGATATAATATCCTTTAAATAGGAGGGATATTTATGCCAAAATCATACAAAACTCAGCTATTAGAAAAAATATCTGATTACAAAAAACAGATAGAGGAGATTGACCAAGAAGTCGACCAACTTGTCAAAGAAAGCAAAAAAGGTTTTCTCGCTTTCTTGTTTGGGGCAAGAGATTATAGCTTTAGGATTCAACCGTTATTAAATAAAAAATCTGAGATACAACAGTGGTTGGGTAAGGTTGAAGAGGAATTAGAAAAAGACTATGTTTATGGACGTAGGTTATTTGTAAAGGGGACTAAATACCGAGAAGAAGGAGAGATCCCGTTTCGTAAATTAGCTGGTATCCCAGAAGATGAGGATGAGATGTTTTATCATGAAATAGTAACAACAAAGAATTTTAAACTCATTCCGGAACCGACTAATCAAGCAGATGAGAATGCAATAAAAGTAATGGTAGAGGGTTGTTTTGTAGGTTATATTGATAGGCGCCATAACAAAGGTTTAAAAAAATACATAGATAATGATAAATATATTATCGAAGGCGAAGTAATAGGAACAGGAGGTTCTTTTGATGGTGATACAAGTTATCCGATACGTTACGATATAGAGTTAAGAATTAGGAAGAAATAGCATTCAAGAAAATTGAGTGCTTTTTTCAAAAAACCTCTTGACTTTTTGGTAACACGGTTATATAATAATTGTGTTACCAAGAAAAGAGGTGATGACATGGTAGCAAAAGTCGGAAGACCGAAAAGTGAAAATCCTCGCAGAAATAATACAAGACTTCGTATGACTGATGAAGAAGTAGCAATGTTAGAGTATTGTGCTGAACAAACAGGAAAGACGAAGACGGAAATTTTAATGCTGGGACTAGAAAAGGTCTACAACGAAATCAAAAAATAGCCTAGAACCCCTATCGCCAAACAGTCGGTTCTAAGCTATCACCACAGAAGTGTTTCTGCATGAAATATTATATCATGCTGAGACGCTCTTTTCAAGGTACACGAAGGAGTGTTTTTATAATGGCAAAAATTGAATTAACAGAAGAACAATTGACTCAGCTAGGCTACGAACTTGCAGATATTCGAAGAACGGTTGAAATGGCAACCAATATGACAGAAACCTTGGCTTGGGTTCAACTTAAGGATGAGACAGCTTTTAAAGAGATGTCTAAAAAGTTTTTTGATACTTTTAATGAACAATTCGGTTTACTTCATTCAACACTAGATGAAATTGCTTTTATTTTGATGAACTCAACAGATAAAGCAGAGATCTTAGGAAGTAAAATTTTTAACTAGGAGCATAAAAATGGAACTACAAATTTTTAAAAATGAACAATTCGGAGAAGTAAGAACGACAGAAGTTAATCAAGAAGTTTATTTTAATTTGAAAGATTGCTGTCAGGTTTTGGAAATTAAAAATCACAATGACGCACTAAAACGGCTAAATAAGGATGGGGTCGTTACTACCGACCTCACCGACAGTTTAGGACGAGTCCAACAAGCCAACTTCATCAACGAAGCGAATTTCTATAAACTTGTTTTTCAATCTCGCAAACCAGAAGCAGAGAAATTTGCTGATTGGGTCACTAGCGAAGTGCTGCCCTCTATTCGTAAGCATGGCGCTTATATGACCGACCAAGTGGCCTATAATATCACACACAACAAACAAGCCTTAGCAGACTTGCTCCTTATGGCTGGTAATCAACTAAAAGAAAAAGAAGCAGTCATTAAAAACTTGGAAGCTGAAAAAGCTGTACTTTCCGTTGAAAATACCATAATGAAGCCAAAAGCAGACTATTTCGATGAACTAGTAGATAGAAACTTACTGACCAGCTTCAGAGAAACAGCCAAACAATTAAAAATCAAAGAACGTAAGTTTATTGACTTCTTGATGGAGAAAAAATACATCTATCGAGATAAGAAAGGCAAGCTCCAACCAACAGCCAATAAAAACGATGGTTTGTTTGAGGTCAAGGAAACACTCAACGAAAAAACACAATGGTCTGGCACACAGACTCTCATCACACCTAAAGGCCGTGAAACCTTTAGACTACTATTTATCTAATTATGCCCTAACCGTATGGAATCCCATACGGTTTTTTGTACCCAAAAACAGAAAGGAGGTGAGAAAATAAATGACTTTTTTTCAATCTTTAGGTTCGTCAAAACTATCTTATGACGATTATATCTCTTCGGTAATCTCTGGTAATTCAAGTCCTGAATATACTGGTATATCTGCTTTGAAGAATAGTGATGTCTTAACTGCAGTATCTATTATTGCTGGAGATGTTGCTCGTTTTCCATTATTGAAAAAGGATTTAATGGGTAATATCGAACAAGATGAAGATATGAACTATCTTTTGAATGTTAAATCCACAAGCAATACATCAGCAAGACAGTGGAAGTTTGCAATGACCGTCAATACTATCTTGACTGGTAATTCATTCTCTCGTATTCTGCGTGATCCAATCGGTGGTAAGCCTTTAGAGTTTCAATTCTTTAGACCGTCTGAAACGACTGTTGAGGAAACTGACGACCATGAATTAATCTACACGTTCAGAGACCGATTAAATGGCCGTGAAATTCGTTGTGGGGCTGATGAGGTCATCCACTGGAAGTTCTTTAGCCATGATACTATTCTTGGTAGGTCTCCGTTGCTGTCTTTAGGTGATGAAATTAGCTTACAAAACGGTGGTCTGAACACCTTAATTAAATTCTTTAAAGATGGTTTCTCAAGTGGGATTATCAAACTTAAAGGCGCTCAGCTGAATGGTGAAGCTAGGCAAAAGGCCCGCATGGAATTTGAAAAGATGCGTGAAGGTTCAACTGGTGGAAGTCCTTTAGTATTTGACGATACTCAGGAATATACTCCACTTGAAATTGATACGAACGTCTTACAGTTGATTACATCGAACAACTTTTCTACTGCGCAGATTGCCAAGGCTTTGCGAGTTCCTAGCTTTAAACTGGGAGTAAACAGCCCTAACCAGTCCGTTGCGCAGTTGACTGAAGACTATGTAACCAACGACCTTCCATTCTATTTTGATGCAATCACAAGCGAACTTGCTTTGAAAGTATTTAGTGATGAAGAACGCAGGAAGTATCGTGTTGACTTCGATACTCGTAGCGTGACTGGTAGAAATGTAGATGAGATTGTAAAACTTGTGAACAATCAAATCCTAACGCCTAACCAAGCTTTGGTTGAACTTGGTAAGGAACGTTCTACTGATCCGAATATGGACCGTTACCAGTCAAGTTTGAACTATGTCTTCTTAGACAAGAAAGAAGAATATCAAGCAATGAAAGGAGGTGAGACAAGGGATGCCAAAGAGAATCAAGATGAAAGGTCCACTGATTCCGAATAATAGTCAAGAAGCTTACGACTACTTCGGTTTGGAAGCAGTCAGCGCTAAAGCTATCACAGATTCTTTCCCAGAAGACAATAGCGATATCGTTTTGGAAGTTAATTCCAACGGTGGTTTAGTAACTGTTGGAAGTGAAATCTACACAGCCTTAAAAAGCTATCCAGGGAACGTGACTGTTGAAGTAACAGGAATGGCAGCAAGCGCTGCTAGTGTTGCAATCATGGGAGCTGACAAAGTGCTTATCAGTCCAACGGCTCAGATTATGATTCATAAAGCGTTGTATGGTTATGTGTCTGGCAACAGTGATGACTTGGACAAAGCTTCTAATGCGCTTAAATCTAGCGACCAGGCTATCGTGAATGCCTATGTGGCTAAAACCGGATTGGAAGAATCGGTTATCATCGATATGATGAGAAACGAAACTTTCATGTCAGCCAGTGAAGCAGTTGAAAAAGGTTTTGCGGATGAAGTGATGACCTTTGATGATATTGGTGCAGTAGCGAGCCTAGAGAATGGATTGTTACCACAAGCTGTTATTGATGACTTTTATGCTAACCGTAGCAAGCGGAAGTCTGAAATCCAAAATATGCTACGAGAAATCGAAAAAGAAGAATTACTCAGAGGGCTTTAAGCCCTCTTTTTTATACGCAAAAGGAGAAAACAACCTATGTTTAAAGAAAAAATGAAAAAACTTAAAGCGCAGATTGCCAATATCGGTGCTGAAATTACAGCTAAGACAGATGAATTGAAATCTGTTTTGAACTCTGATGACCTTGAGAAAGCTCGTGAAGTGCGTGCTGAAATTGATAACTTGAAATCACAAAAAGAAGAAGTGGAAAGCAACTTGAAGGCTTATGAAATCGCAGAAGCAGGAGCAGGAGCACATGCATCTGGTGCAACTCACGAAGTAAAAACTGAAGGTAAATCTTACCGTGAATCTGTAAACGAATGGGTTCGCACTAAAGGTGCAGTCGCAGATGCTAACTTGAAACTTGAAGGGAAAGATCTTCTCATTCCTATGAATGAAGCAGTAAATCCAACGCAAGATGGATTGAAGAAAACAGATACTGGAAAAGTAACTAGCAAAGAAATCGTTACTACACCAATCCGTGAAGTTAAGACAGTTATCGACCTTAAACAATTCGTGACAGTTCATAAGGCTTCTAAAGGTGAAGGATCATATCCGATTCTTAAACACGCTACCTCTAAGATGGCGAGCGTAGAAGAACTGGAAAAGAACCCAGCTCTTGCTAAGCCTGAATTTACAGATGTCGCTTGGAAAGTTAAGACTTACCGTGGCGCAATTCCACTTTCACAAGAAGCCATTGACGATGCAGATGTTGACTTGCTTGCTATTGTTGCTGAAGCAACTAACCAAATCAAAGTTAACACTACTAACGATGTAATTGGTACTGTTTTGAAAACATTTGAAGAAAAACAAGCGGCAGATCTTGATGCAATCAAGGCTATTTTGAATGTTGATCTTGACCCTGCTTATAACGTGTCATTCGTAGTTTCTCAAAGTTTCTACCAAAAATTGGACACTTTGAAAGACAAAAACGGTCGTTACTTGCTCCAGGATTCTATTGTTTCTGCATCAGGCAAAACCTTCCTTGGACATCCAGTATTCGTAGTTGCTGATACCATGCTTGGTGTGGCTGGTGAAGCTAAAGCGTTCATTGGTGATGTACAACGTGCTGTACTCTTTGCTGACCGTCAAGAATTGGGTCTTCGCTGGACTGATAATGAAATTTACGGTCAATACTTGCAAGCAGTTGTACGCTTTGACGTTAAGAAAGCAGATGCTAAGGCTGGTTACTTTGTAACTATGCCCTAAGGCTCCCCCAGTTATTGGGGGTGTCTCACGACCAGCGGTAACTCTAGCAGTACCAACCGTAAGTAGCACCAAGCAAGAAATCATGGATTATTTAGATAGCAAAGGAATTTCTTACAATTCGTCACAAACTAAAGAGCAACTACTAGCCTTGATAGGAGGTTAGAGCTATGGAAGATAAAAAGAATAGCTTTCTTGAAGAAGTTAAGTTGTATTGTAAAATCGACTATGACTTTGAAGATGAGTTACTACTTGAACTTATTGAGTCAGCTAGAGAGCAGATTTGTTTTGCTATTGATAACAAACTGCAACCTGAGGACTTAGAGTCCTATGCGAAGTTCCGTTTAGCTGTCAAAAAGCAAGTCAAGGAAGAATATGAACATCGAGGGATGTCAGCAGATACCATGCGTTATCCATTAGCAAATGGCGTCCTGAACATTATCCACCAACTTAGGACCAGGAGGGAAAGTTAATGCGGACACGTAACATGAATGTCCGCATTACTTTTTTTCAAAGAACAGGTGGACAAAATGAAGATGGAGAGGTACTAGATTTCGAAAGGAAGGACTTGTATACTTGCTGGGCAGAAGTGTCTAAAACCTCTATCAAAGACTTTCGAGAAAATGCAACTGTCACAAAAGCTAGTGGGCTGCCAGAACACAAAGACACCAAAACATTCTTAATTCGTCATCTACCAAAGTTGCCTTTTGACAATTCTTGTTTCGTTGATTTTGATGGTAATGAATATCAAATCATTGCTATCGAACGCGACTATGCAAACAAGGAAATTGACTTGATAAAGGGAGCGATGGTTTCATGACGAAAGGATTAGATCTTTGTCTTGAGAACCTTACGAAATTGGAGGTAAAAGCACCTAAGGTCGCTCGTGAAGCGGTCACAATGGTCGCCGAAGAGTTCGAAAAAGAGCTCGGAGCAAATACCCCAGTTTCTGACGAGTTAACACTCACTCGATTGAAAGAAGATATAAAAATCAGCAATTTCAAGGGGAGAGGTGGTGCTCCTTCAAAGGATATTGGTTTTGGTCGGTCGACTGGTTGGCGTGCTAAGTTCCCGGACAGCGGAACAATCTATCAGAAAGCACAAGACTTTGAGGAAAAGACTATCAATGCAGTTACTCCTCGAGCTAAAGAAATATACAAACAAAAAATAAGGGAGGTATTAAAATAAATGATTGCTGAAACTGAAGCATATAAACTTTTGGTGGCAGATGAACAGTTAAATCAACTGTTCAATGAGTTCAGGGGCAAAGATTTTCCAGGTTATAAACAAGGTATTTTCACTTATGATATTCCTGAAAAGCCTACAAACTTAAAACAAAAAGAACTTGCTCCGTTTGCAAGAATTTACTTAACTTACGAAGCACCTCACAAGTATGCAGATGATAAAATCATCTCAATGGAACAACGCATCACAATCAACTTTTGGTGTAAGAATGCTAAACAAGCGGACCAAATTGCTAAAAGAATGGATGCGGTACTAGAAGGTAGCGGATTTGAACGCTACACAGCTAATGAGAAACCTCGATACATGGATGACGATATTGGGTTGTTGATGAACATTCGAAAATATCGTCTTTTTGATTGGAGTGATCTCGAAGAAACGAAAGGAAAATAAATAAATGTCTAAAGTTAAATTTGGTTTGCGTGGTTTTGAATATGGGGTTTTGGACAATAAAAACCTCGTCACAGGTGAAACTAAAAAAATCCCAGGAATTAAATCAGCAAAACTGGATATCACAAATGAATTGAACACTATCACAGCAGATGATGGACCATACGTTGTATTGTCTTCTGGTATCACTGGAACAACCCTTGAAGTATCATGGTTGGATTTAGGAAGTGATGCTCGTAAAGATTTCTATGGCATCACTGTTGAAAATGGTGTTGAAAAGTACAGCAAGAAGATGACACCAAACGATATCGCTTGCTTGTTCCGTACAACTGGTGATGATGGTAAAGGTATCTGGGTAGGTCTTCTCAAAGGTAAGTTCTCGCTTCCAGGGATGGATTTGGAAACTAAAGACGGTTCACCAGATCCGAAAAACGATACGGTATCTGGAAGCTTCGTGGCTCGCGGAGACGAAGAAGAGGGATTGGTTCTTATCGTAGGTCGTGAAGACAGTCCTCAATTCCAAGAATCTAAATTCCGCGAGATGGTTTTCCCAAAGTCGTAAGCGGTGCTAGTTCTGAACGAACAGTAACCGCTGAATCAGGCGCAGCAAGACAAGAAGCATAAGTATAGGCTTGGAATAACCAAGCCTTTATTTTTAAAAGGAGTTAATAATGTTTGAAATTAAATTTAAAAAAGCAGGGGTTTTGAAGGAGTTCTCTAAAGACTACGTAAACGTAGAAGATAATCTTTTGGCTTTGGAGCACCAGGTAAGACAAACTTCGTTGTATGAAAACAAGGAAGATTTGCTAAACCCTGCCAAACATCGCGAGTTGAACGAAGCGTATCTTGATATGTTCGTGAAAATGTACGGTGAGCAGTTCGATGCAGATGATTTGAAGGGCGCAAGTGTTGAAACGCTTGAAATTTTGAATGAACTATACCTGGCAGCACTCGGTGGAAAACAAGAAGAAAAAGAGACTGCCGAGGGAAAAAAGAAGAAAAAGGGCTAAGCCCTAAAGAAGCTCAAAATAATTTATTAGTTTGGGTTCAATCGCTAATGAGTCAAGGATACACGATCCATGACATTAAAAGCATGCGACTTTCAGATTTTGATTTGATGGTGCAAGCTTTAGAAATCAAAGAAAGCAAAGAGGAAGAAGAGACGACCCTTGACAAGGCCTTTCCATTCCTTTTTGGGTAGAAAGGAGAATGAATGGCAAGTAATATTGGTGAATTAGTCGCCACAGCAACCTTAGATGTCGCTCCTTTTCAATCGAACGTCGGGAGGTTAAAAACCTATCTAAAGGGTGTCGATAATTCCCTGAAAGCGATGGAAAACAACTTTAAGGGCGCTGGCAAGAACGTCAGTAACTTAAAAGGCCTTTTATCGCAAACTGGTTCAGCTCTTAGCTCGTATCAAAAAGTATTGAGTTCACAGAGTGAACGATACAATCAATTAAAAGCCAGTATAGGTGATGTTTCAACCGCTACTGCAGAACAAAAGCAAAAGCTAGTTGAAGCAAGCGCTAGCATGACTGCGACCGCTGCTAAAGTGGCCGAATTGCAAAATCGCTACGAGCAGTTAGCAAAATCTATGCGTCAAGCTTATATCGATGATAGTGCCTTCACTAAGTTTGGTAAAGGTGCTCAAGAAGTTGGTAATAAAATTAGTCAAGTAGGTCAAACTATATCTGGTTTTGGCTCTGCACTAACGAAAGGTGTTACTGCTCCAATTGTGGCTGGTGCGGGTCTTGCGGTGAAAGCTGCAATCGATTATGAGTCAGCGTTTGCTGGCGTTAAGAAAACCGTGGACGAAACCGCAACAGTATCTTACCAAAAACTATCAGATGGCATTCGTCAAATGGCTAAAGAATTGCCAGCTAGCGCGGTGGAAATCGCAAATGTCGCAGAAGTTGCTGGCCAGTTAGGTATCAAAGCAGAGGATATCCTTGCCTTCTCTCGAACTATGATTGACATGGGAGAATCAACGAACTTGAGCGCCGAAGAGGCTGCAACAGCCATTGCCAAGATTGCGAATATCCTCGGTTTAACATCGGACGAATATGGCCGATTTGGTGCGTCAGTAGTAGATTTGGGTAACAACTTTGCGACAACTGAAAAAGATATCGTTGAGATGACCAACCGTTTAGCAGCAGGAGGAAAACTAGCTGGACTAACTGCTCCTGAAATCTTAGGTCTTGCAACTGCTATGAGTAGTGTAGGGATTGAAGCAGAAGCGGGTGGTACTGCAATGACTCAAACCCTCACTGCTATTGGTAATGCGGTATCGTTGACTGCTAAAGACTCAGCAGATGATTTGGCATTGATTGCTAAAGTAGCTGGTACTACTTCAGAAGAATTCCAAAAAGCGTGGAAAGAGAAACCCGCTGAAGCTTTGCAAGCCTTTATTAAAGGTCTTAACACAGCCCGTGAACAAGGTGCGAATATGGATGCTATCCTGATGAAATTAGGTATGACTGGTGTTAGACAAGGAAATATGCTTAAATCTCTGGCCTTATCATCAGATAAAATGAGTGCAGCAGTCGAACGGTCTAATCAAGCCTGGAAAGACAATACTGCTCTTACCAATGAAGCCAATAAACGATATGAAACCACAGAATCACAATTAAAGATGTTCAGAAACCAAGTGACTGACCTGGCTATTGAGTTTGGTGGACCACTTATCAAGGCCCTTAGAAGCAGTCTTGACGCAGTCAAGCCATGGCTAACCAATCTCGCTGATTTGGCTAAAAAGTTCAGTTCACTATCAACTGAGCAACAACAAAATATCATCAAGTGGGGATTAATGGCAGCCGCTTTAGGCCCTGCATTGAAGATTTTAGGCGGTGGTGTAACAGTTGTAGGTGGATTTGTTAAAGCTATAGGTGGGCTATCAAAGGGGATTGGTTATTTAAGTGGTTCAATCAGATATCTGAAAGATTTTGGAAGTATCGCGAATGGTCTAAAAACAGTCGCTGGGTCAGCTGGAGCAGTTGAAACTGCAGTAGCAGGAGCAACAACAGGCACAGGACTGTTAGGTAGTGCAATAGGCTTTCTAGCAACTCCAGTTGGACTCGCAACAGTGGCTTTGGCAGGCGCAACTGCAGCGGCAGTCTACTTCTCGAATAAAGCTTATGAAGCCTATCAGCGTTCACAAGAATGGGGCACAAGTGTCAGCAAAGAACAAGCTGGGCAACTTCAAAACTTTAAAGATAAGGTAGATGAAGCGAACGAAGCTATGACAACTTTTGGCGCAAGTGCTGAAGGAGTTAATAAAGTAACTACTGCGGTTCAAAAACTAGCAACTGAAATCCAAAAGCTAGCCGATGAAAATTTGGCAAAAGATATTGATATGGCTCATAAGTTAGGATTGAGCGAAGAAACAATCCAGCAAATTTCCAGCAACGCTGACCGGATGAAAAATAATGTTCAGCAGATGTCTGATGAGGTCATTCGGATTTATCAAAACGCTGCAAACAATCATCGTAAGCTTTCTGAAGAAGAAAAAGCGATTGTACTATCTAATCAGAATGAATTGATTAACACGCAATTACAGTTAATGGAGTATTCTGGTGAAGAGCGCATCAACATGATTAAAGCTTTCAATGGTCAAGCTGATGAATTGAATACTGAGCAACTCAAAAAAGCTACTGAATTAACTGAAAAATGGGCGAAAGACGAACAAGCTTCTTACAAAGAGCGCTTGGACGGATATAAGAAACTCATGGATCAAATTAAGGGCGAGGATGAAAAATCCGTTAAGGCTCGTACTGAGATTAAGGCTAAAATGGAGCAGTTGGAAGCAGAACATACTGCTAAAATGGAAGCGTATAGCCAGAAGTGGAATGATTTGCAAGGTAGACTTTTGAAGACCTTAAAAGTTAGTCCAGAAGCGTTAACAGGTATCATGAATCAGCTTAAATCACGAGCTGAGGAAATGGGGTTGACCTACGATGAAATGGCTATCAAGTTCCAAAATACCTTCTCGAAAATACAAGAAGGAAATAGCATGTGGGCGCAAACTGCCAAGGATGCAACTGAATCAATGAAGCTTGCAAACACCCAGTGGAATTCCATGGTCTGGGATGAAAAAACTGGTAAGCTGAAAACAAATGCAGTTGAAGAAGTGCAAAAGGCCCTTGAAGCAGAAGGCGGTTGGGATGCTATGCAGTTCATTCTCAAAGAAGCAAATCTTGAAACAAATGCACGTTTGACAATCGGTGAAGCTCTAGTTGCTAACGGCCAATGGGAGAAGTTATCTCCAGAAGAGAAAGAACTCGTTGTTAATGGCAAGCCAGCCGTTAAGGCTATTTTAGATAGCAAAGAGTCGTTAGCGCAATGGAATGCACTGCCTTCTGAAATCAAAGAAATTCTAGGTAAGAATGAAAGCTTTTTGAGTAGTGCAGAAGGTGCTAAGCAAGCCTTGACTCAGTGGAATTTGATGACACCAAGCGAAAAAGCTTTGGCTGTTAAAGACTTAGCAAGTAACGATGTTAAGGTTGTCCAAGGACGTATTGATTCAATGACTGGTAAGCAATTGCCGATTGAAGCGATTGATAAAACACCAAGTACAGTTGAGTCTGTACTGTACGGTATTAACTCAATTCAACAAACTAGTCCAATTGATATTAATGCCACGGATCAAACTGGCGAACAGACTGCATCTGCTTACGCAGGAGTTAATGCTGTAAGACAAGATAGCCCAATTGGTATTGATGCTGCCAACCGAACCCAAGGAGAGGTTTCGGCAGCTGGAAGTGCTGTTAATACAATCAGGCAAAATAGTCCGATTGGAATTAGTGCTCAGAACCAAACAACTGGAGTAATCAACAGTGTTTGGGCATCTTTAAGCTCTTTGCCAGCGTTTAAGTTTATCGATATCATCACACGGCATTTTACTGAACAGCATGCGAAAGGTACGAATAATCACCCTGGTGGTCTTGCGACGGTCAATGATCAACGCGGTACGCTCTATAAAGAGCTTGTAACGTTGCCAGACGGTACTTCCTTCATCCCAGAAGGTCGGAACGTAGTCTTACCACTTCCTCCAGGTTCAAAGGTTATGCGAGCTGGTAAAACTCGTAGTTTGATGAATCGTTTGGGCATTCCAAACTATGAAAAAGGAATTGGTTTTGAAGATACGAAGATTTCGCATCTAAGCAGACGAATCCAGAGCGTTAATATTCGAAATAGTAACCGTGGATATCAAACTACGGCTTATGCTATTGATAGTTATGGCAATTCTGGTAACGGTCAAGCAATTGTGACTGAATTGGTCAGTTTAAAAGCAAGCGTGGAGAATTTGCTTGGCAAATTATTAGACAAGGATTTCAATACTTATCTAGACGGTCAACTTATGGCTGAAAATTCTTATCGTCGCTTCGGCAATATCATGAGAAGGGAGGGGATGTAATGGCCAACTACTTAAAAGTAAATGATTTTTCAACAGCCAATTTCAAAAACTGCGTAGTGACTGATTTTGGCACAATTCATTCTGCCAGTCCTCGTTTCTCGGAGCAATTGAAGTTGTTTGGAATGAATGGAAGTTACAACCAGGAAGAAGGGACTTTTGATAATTACGAGAGAACTATTCGAATATTTTTCGAGCGATTTTCAAATTTGGCAACTTTGGTTGAGAAATTCAAGGCAGTTGGAAATCTGCTAGAGTTCAGTTATCAACCCGATTCGGTGTTCTATGCTGATTTGCTAGATACCGAAATTACCCCAAAAGGCATGTATGGTTGGGAACTAGCGATTAAGCTAGATATGCAACCGTTCAGATATCATAAAGGCAGTGAACCAATTGTGTATACAACATCCGGAACTATTAGTAATCCTGGCAGTGTCTACTCCGAACCAGTTATCGAGATTGAGGGAGATGGCGACATCTCTCTTACGATTGGTCGAAAGACTATGTATCTAGCAATTAAAACCAAGGCCACAATTGATTGCAGACAAGGCAAGCAGAATATCTATAACGCTACTGGAGCAGTTCAAAATACTCTTCGCAAGCGTGGAGGGTTCTTTGAAATCCCTCCTGGGAACTCGGGGATTGCCTTTGTAGGAAATGTCCGCAAGGTGACGATTAAGCCAAATTGGAGGTATAAAGTATGATTTATTTAACTGAAGGCAATATACCTCTCAATGCTGCCTACGATGACAATATTGTCCAAGAAGCGAACAGCACCTATCAGTTAACCTTTAAATTTCCTACAAATAACGTTTTGTGGCAAAGGTTAAAAGAAGAGACATTCTTGATTGCTGATGATCTTCACGGTGAGCAAGACTTTGTTATTTTCGAAGTCGAGAAGAAGCATGGATATATCCAAGTCTATGCGAACCAGGTCATGACATTGTTAAATAACTATGTTGTCAATCCAATCTCTTTGGACAGACAGACTGGTTCAACTGCATTGAGTCGTTTTGCTGGAAGCATCACTCGTAGCAATCCATTCTCATTCTTCTCTGATATTGAAGATAGACACACTTTTAACATCGATAGCAAGAATGCTATGGATGCGTTCGCGAAAGATAAGCATTCCATTCTTGGCCTGTGGGGCGGTGACCTTGTGCGCCATGGCTACCAGGTTCGACTTTTAAAAAATGGCGGTTCAGAAAATGAATCGCTTTTTATGTACCAAAAAAACCTGTCTAGCTACGAACATAAGACATCCACTAAGTCTTTACGGACTCGCATAACCTTCGTCACAACGATTCGTGGTGAGGGAGAAAAGCCAGTCGATAAGCATTACAAAGTTGTGGTCGATAGTCCACTAATCAACAAATACAGTCAGATTTATGAGGATGTTGTCGAGGTCAACGACCAAGACGTGGTGAATGAAGCAACCCTCATAAAATATGGCAAGCAGTATTTCAGAACAACATTATGCGATATGCTCGAAGATAGCATTGAAATTGATGTTATCGGTCGGAGCGATGTGCCTGTTCAGATGTACGATGTTGTGAGTGTTTATCATGAGCAGTTCGATTTAGACGTACGAAAGAAAGTCACGAAATACAACTATTCTCCAATGGCTAAAAAAATGAAGAGTATTGGATTTGGTGATTTCAAGTCCGGTCTAGCGAATGCAATCGGCAACGCAGTGAGTGATGCAGTTAAAAACGAGACTCAGCACTTGCAAGGACAGTTCGCTACACAATTGGCGAAAGAAATCAAGAATGCTGACCTCACTTTTGACCGAAAAAAAGAGGAATTGGTCAACCAATTCACTGATGGGTTAAATGCTGCCAAAGCCAAAGCGGAAGAGATCGAGAGACAACTCTCTGACACTATCGACCAACGTTTTCGTGATTTTGATAGTGTAGGTTTGAACGAAATCAAACAAAAGGCTGATGAAGCGTTGCGAAATGCTGGCGCAGGTAGTTTGCTAGCTCAAGAAGCAAAGCAAATCAGCGAGCAAGTGAGACGGCAGCTTGATAGCAAAGCTGACCTTGTCGAATTTCAACGAGTGAAAGAAACCAATCAGCTCTATGAGAGAATAATTGGTCGTAGTGAGTCTGATATTGCTGAAAAGGTTGCTCGCATGACTCTGACTAATCAGTTGTTTCAGGTCGAAGTTGCAAAAAACACTGGTGATAACCGAAATTATGTCAGAAACGCTGATTTTAGGGATGGTTCTAAAAAATGGAAAGAATCGGATATAGCTGGATTAAATTTCAACTATGAACATTCATCGCAAAATCGAAATAAATCGGGCGTGCATATTTATGGTACATCTATAAATGCTCGTTATTTTGGATTGCAACAGACATTCAAAATCGAACTAAAAAAATCCGACAAAATCACTCTTTCTTTTTTGGTTTCAAAAGATGGATACAATACTTTTTCTGGCCTAAATGTTGGTTTACATTATAGGAAAGACGGTGCAATAAAATCACAGGCGTGGAAGGAGATTCAAAATAGCGACATAACTTCATCCATTTATAAAAAACTTAATTTTAACTATGAGTTACCAGTTGATATCGATGAAATCAATTTAATGTTTTATGGAAATCCCGGAAAATCAATAAACCTTTACATTTCAGAAGTAAAACTTGAAACTGGAAGCAATGCGAAACCCTTCACGCTAGCCCCTGAAGACACCGACGAAGCTGTTCGTACAGTCCAAAATCAACTTTCTGGATCATGGGCTATTCAAAATCTGACAAGTGCTGGCTCTATCATTTCTCAAATTAACGCAACGAATAACCAAATCTTGATTGAAGCTGAAAAAATTCGTTTGAAAGGTAAGACCTTACTTGACGAACTAACAGCTATTCAAGGTTACTTCAAGCGCTTGTTCGTGGGCGAGGGTAACTTTGCGAAACTGAATGCTGAGATTATTGGTTCAAAGACTATCACAGCTGATAAGCTGATTATGGACTCGGCAATGGCTCGGATGTTCGTTTCAAGCGATATCTTCACAGACACGCTTGCTGCTAAAGAAGCCTTCATCAACAAATTGAGGTCAGTTGTAGTATCTGCCACTTTGCTTGAAGGATTCAAAGGTCGTATAGGCGGATTCCAAATCGGTACTCATGATAAAGATCCAAAAACTTATTGGCTAACTGGCCAGAATCAATTTTTTGTAGGAATGAGCAATGGTGCTGGCAGTTGGGGCAAAACAGCTCTCTGGGTCAATTGGGGAACGACGTGGGATGCTCCAGGAAATTATGCTTGGTTTGTTAAAGAATCGGGCGAGATGTACTGTTACAATCAAGCTCATTTTTGGAATACGCCAATTATTCACGGGAATTTGAAAGTTAGCGGGAATATTTATTATATTACCGACCAAGATACCGGTGTTGGTGGTTATTGGATTCACTCGCCGTCTTACAAAAGAATTCAAGAACATGCAGGATACGCTTATTTGTATCATTTCGACGATTCATATTCGTGGGTCGCTTTGAATAAAGATATTTCAGACCGTCGCTACAAGTCAAATATCGAAGATAGCACAGTCTCAGGTCTCGATGTTATCGAGAAACTCAAGACGTACAGCTATCGCAAAGAATACGATGGGAAAATAGAGGACATCGCCTGCGGTATCATGGCGCAGGATGTTCAGAAATATGTTCCTGAAGCCTTCTTTGAGAATCCAGATGGTGCATACTCGTATCGAACATTTGAACTCGTGCCTTACTTGATTAAGGCCATTCAAGAACTCAATCAAAAAATACATAAATTGGAGAAAAAACATGACAGAACAGGACAAACAAATCAGCAGTCTAGCGATTAAGTCGCTAAGTGAGAGAGTTGCCAAAGAGGCTACTCAATCAGCTACACTAGAAGCCCTCTATACAGTAACTGCTATGGAGCTTGAGCAAATGAAGCAAATCATCGAATCTGACGAAGAGCTCAAAGCGAAATTTGAAGAAGTGAAAGGAAAAATGACAAATGGCAATTAACAATTATGAATTGGCAGGAAAACCTTATACACGAGGCCTTGGCGACAATCTCAAGACAGTAGTTGAAATTCGTCTTTCAGAAGGCAGTCGATACAGTACGAACCTGCGTGAACTCGCAGGAGACCGTACAAACGAACCAGATGATGTCTTGATTCAAGCAGTGCTGGATATCCTGAAAGCTGAGCTAGATCCAGGAAGCGCCATTGTCAAAACACAGGCGCAGCTTGAACAGGCCAATCAGAAGATTGCGCAAAACGAGAGTGAACAGAACAAGCTTGCAGCTCTTATTAAGCAGACTGAAGAGAATTCGAAGGTGAATCAGAAGGTCATTCATGTTCTTGTCTTGAACTCTGTCATGAGCAAGAATATTGGCTATGGAACGACCTACAAAGAGCTGGTTGAGTTGATTCCACTAGCTGAAATTGGTAAGACCTACTTACCACATGACCTAATTACCATTGAAGACTCTGAGCACGTTGAAGTGAATGGAGAAGGGAAACGCATTTTGGTTCAGCTTAATAAGGAATTTACTTATAATGGTGAACCTGTCAGCGCATTTGTGACGAACGGTACCCTGGAGCAAAATGGAACGGGTGTCGCTTGGAAATTTGAAGGTAAGGAATAGGAGAAATATATGAAAATCGAATTATTTAACTTTTTTAGAAGCCTGATTCAAACAGAAGATGGCTTGGTATTGTATGCTCTAGGCTTAATCGTGATTCTAGAAATCGTAGATTTTGCATCGGGTACGTTTGCAGCGATTGCAAATCCAGAAATTGAATACAAGAGCAAGATTGGTATTAACGGCTTGATTCGAAAGATTCTAGGTGTCCTCTTGTTGATGGTATTGATTCCTATGTCTGTCTTGCTACCTGAGAAGACAGGGTTCGCATTCCTATACTCAATTTACCTGGGATATTTGCTTTTTACTTTCCAGTCGCTCATTGAAAATTACCGTAAGTTGAAAGGGAACGTGACCATCTTTCAACCTATCATCAAGGCATTTGAACGTTTATCTGGCGATAAAAACGATAAGAATGAAGGAGAACAATAATGGATATTGACACAAGCAGATTAAGAACTGACTTACCACAAGTCGGTGTACAACCTTATCGACAAGTCCATGCGCACTCAACAGGTAACCGTAACTCAACCGCACAAAATGAAGCGGACTATCATATGCGTCGTCCTGTTGATTCTGGCTTCTTCTCTCACGTTGTCGGCAACGGCCGTGTGATGCAGACCTGGTACACAGACATGGGAGCTTATGATGTAGGCGGAGGCTGGAACGTTGAAGGCTATGGACAAGTAGAATTGATTGAGAGCCATGCTACTAAGGAAGAGTTCATGCGCGATTATAAGCTCTATGTTGAACTACTGCGAAACCTTGCTGATGAAGCAGGCATTCCGAAAACGCTGGACTCTGACAGCCTAGCAGGAATCAAGACGCATCAGTATTGCACATACAATCAACCTCGAAACTACTCTGACCATGTGGATCCATACCCTTACTTGGCAAAATGGGGCATTAGCCGTGAGCAATTCAAGAAAGATATTGAAGGTGGTCTATCTGAAGCTGGCTGGAAACGTAATGAAACCGGCTGGTGGTGGGAGGAGTCAGATGGCTCTTATCCGACAAAACGCTGGAAGAAAATCAATAATGAGTGGTTCTACTTTGATGAACGTGGCTATTGCTTAATCAATCGCTGGTTCAACGATGGTAAAGACTGGTTCTATCTTGATAAGCGTGGGGCAATGGTCACAGGATGGATGTTCCTTAACCATCGCTGGTATTTCTTCAAGTCAGATGGACGTATGGCCACTGGTTGGGTGAAATACCGTGAAACCTGGTATTTCATGGAAGAAAAAGACGGCTATATGCTATCTAAGCAATTCATTAAATCTGGTGATGGCTGGTACTATTTGAAAGCCAACGGTGAACTTCACACAGATCCAGCTTTCAAAACCGAACCAGACGGGCTTGTGACTGTCGTTGACAAACCAAAAGAAGAAAAATAAAAAAACAGAAAGGACTTTCAAATTAGATTACACTAACCGCAGGCATTGGCTTGCGGTTTTTTTGTTTGCCTTGAAAGTACTTTCTGAATCAAAAAAAACTTTAAATTTCTTTGTGTTTATTGTTGACAAACTATCTTACATGATATATAATGTACTTGTAAGATAAATAAAGGAGAAATCAAAATGAAATCACAAGTTATGACACTAGCATGGGAAATAGCAAAACGTGGTGCTAAAAGATTCGGCGGTTCAACAGTTGAATATATCGCAGAAGCTATAAAAATCGCATGGGGAATCGTTAAATCAGAACAAGAAGAAACAGAACACTATAACTTAAAGCAATGGCGTGCAGTTGAAGCTAAAATGCGCCAAGCTGGTAAATATGGATACGCTAATATGCTCGGCGAAGCTAAAGAAGTACACTTCAACGAAGTGATGCACAAAGCTGGCGCTTACTACGGCATCGAAGTTATTGCAGACGGTTCTAACTATGGCACATACTACATCGCTGAAAAAGCGTGGGCTTAATCAAAGGAACAGAGGTATATAATCATGGAAATTAACAACGACATCAAGGACCTAATTTTGGAATATGTAGGACGATACTTCCGATATGAGAATGATTTCTATAAACTACCAGGTATCAAGTTCACTGATGCCAACTGGCAGAGATTTAAGAGTGGTGAGACTTCGATTGAGAAGATGGGTGCTGCAAGAGTCAACGCTATGCTTGATCACTTATTTGAAGACTTTGAATTGGCCATGATTGGCAAGGCTCAAAATCGTTACTATCTAAATAATTCGCTTAAGATGAACATGACATTTCACGCTTACTATGACCAATTTAAGAAGCAACAACTTATTAAATGGATTAAAAATAGCCGTGAAGACATCATCGGCGGTGCAGGTCGCATATATACTGCTGATGGGAATTGGATATGTAGCGCTTATTTGGAAGTGGCCTTGGAAAGTAGCAGTCTAGAAGATGGCTCATACATGCTTCAAATGCGATTCAAGAACTATTCTCGTGACCCTCGGCCAATTCCTGCAGGGCGTCAAAATCGACTTGAATGGATTGAGAAGAACTTGGAGAACATCCGATGAGGGAGAATATAGTCGGGCGGAGGTTCAATCGTCTCGTTGTCGTAGAAGATGACGGGTCGAGATCTTCTAAAGGAGATATCAAATGGCTCTGTCAGTGTGATTGTGGAAATCTATATCATGCACTCGGATATAGATTGAAAAACGGTCTAACCAAATCTTGCGGATGCCTCAATGATGATAAGAGGCGAGAGAGGTTCAAGGACCTATCAGGAACCGAAACAGACAACTTCAAGATTATTGACAGAGCGTATTCTAAGAATCAGCGTGTGTGGTGGAATTGTATCTGTAAGCATTGTGGTCAGAGCGTGATTCTTAATAATAACCTTATCGGTCATCAGACCTCTTGTGGTTGTAGACGTGGAGCATCTAAGGGCTATATGGACTCTATTCGAGATCCCGAGAGTCGAAAGTCCACGAAACCAACTGCTAGGAGTAGCACGGGTGTTCGAGGGGTCTATTTTAATAAGAGGAAGAAGAGATATCAAGTATTCATCAATGTCGATAAGAAACCAAAGTATTTAGGCAGCACCTCATCTCTTGAAGAGGCTACGAAAATGCGCCATGAAGCTGAAGTCGAGTATGGTTACAAATAAAACAGTGATTTTTTCACTGTTTTTTATTTTTTCTACGAATAGATAAGTAGGAGGAAGAAAACATGAACATTTTGAAGATTGAACTTGCGAGCATAGAACAGACAGAATTAGGCTTTGAACATTGGGTAGATGTGACTTACACTGTTCCAATTTTGAAATATGAGTACACGGTTAAGCTGTTATTATTCATGGAATGCAAGATAGAGGACCAAGAGGTGATTGAGTACCTGGTATCGACTTGGAAATATCGTGATCTCGTGCTGCATTCTGTGAGGATGTATGAAATGGAATCGGACGAGACATAAGACCGTGAGCTAATCACGGTTTTTATTTGTCTGAAAAAGTCTCTCATGGTATAATAACTTAAAAATAAAATTAGTAAATAGCTAACAGGGATACACTAAAGGATACAACAATCCTTTCACAAGCCGGTCTAATAAGGTTTTTATAACTCCCACCGGCTCCATTATGAACAGGTATACAGTAGATTTTTTCCAAATTATATCCTTTGTTGTATCCTTCGTTGTATCCTATTTATTCTAGTGTGTTAGTGGAGAATTACTCAAGAGGCTGAAGAGGACGGTTTGCTAAATCGTTAGGTCGGGTAACTGGCGCGGGGGTTCGAATCCCCCATTCTCCGTTAGATAAACCCAGTGTTTTTCTAAACAACTATCCTTGGAGGTAGTCTCCAAGAGTAAATTTTCATAAAGAGGTGAAACATGAAAAAGATCAAGTTACTAAGTATCTTAGCACTTTCAACAGTTGTCTTGGGTGCATGTTCTGTATTTTCTAATCAGTCATCTGAAGCTTCTTCTGATAACAAGGAGAATACGGAACAAGTTGAGAAGAAAGATGAAGCTGCAGAAGTTAAAGAAAAAGTTACAAAAGATGCTGAGATTCTCTTAGACTCAGTTCTTACTAGCGACTCTGCTCGATTTAAGAAGATTTATGGCGACACTTATGAAAAATGGAGTGAGGCAGTATTTGCTGTACAAACAAGTGAAAAAATCAAAGAAGAAGGGCTTTCACCTGCATCTACCTATTCAGTACAATGGCACAAAGATTTCCCTGTAGAAACTCCAGAAGAAACCATTTCAGGTTTCTTGAAGATGAGACGTAGATTATATCAAGATATCGGTTCTTACACTGTTAAAGACGTGAAGGTTGATGAATCAGGAAATACAGCGACTGTTACTTTCAACTCTAAGAAGTTACACTCTAAAGGATTGGCTTCATCTACAAGGGAAGTTCTCACTACTCTTATTGGAGGTGTTGATAACCTAGGTAAATACAATCAAGCTGGTTCAAACGTTGACATCAAGCGTTACCAAACATTGGTTTCTTACTGGATTTTTGAGCATCTATTCAAGAAAGATTTCTCAACCTACAGTGACGTTGACCCTAACTTAGCTCATACACCTTTCACTACTGGTGATTTTGATACTGAAATCAAATTAACTAAGGATAAGGATGGAAACTGGCTGATTTCTCAAGAAGATTACCGTACTTTGGCGACAGAGTTGCTTGATGATACAGAAGGTTATGATAAAATTGTCCGTAAAAACTCAACCAAGTCTAATGATAAATCTTCAAACAAATCCACTGATAAATCAACAGACAAATCTTCAGATAAAAAAGATAAAAGCAATATCTAATCTTTAGATTTAAAAGAAAAACAAGTAGTCTTAATAAACTACTTGTTTTTTTATGAATTAGGATAGGGCAGGATACAGAAAAATGTGATGTGATAGTTAGAGTAACTCAGCCTTTCATTTCTAGATATTGTTCTTAGAACGATAAAAAAACTGCATTGAGGTGCAGTTTTTCTTTTTTCTACGGAAGACATGGGATTCGAACCCACGCACGCTGTTACACGCCTACCGCGTTTCCAACACGGCCTCTTAAGCCTCTTGAGTAATCTTCCAATACTTACTCAAATAGTCTACCATAAAGCCACTTATCTTGCAATAAAAATTTTGGAAATAAGAAAAATGATAGAATTTGACAGAAAATGACAAAAAATGCTTGACTTTGATAGAAATTGTGCTAGAATGAATAGTGTAAACGATAACAGGAGGTGATTTAGTGTTAAAAACTGAGCGGAAGCAACTGATTTTAGAGGAGTTAAATAAACATCATGTAGTTTCCCTAGAAAAATTGGTTAGTCTATTAGAAACATCAGAATCAACAGTACGAAGAGATTTGGATGAGTTGGAGGCGGAAAACAAACTTCGCCGTGTGCATGGTGGAGCAGAACTACCTCACTCCTTGCAGGAAGAAGAAACCATCCAAGAAAAATCTGTCAAAAACCTTCAAGAGAAGAAGTTACTGGCTCAGAAAGCAGCCTCTCTTATCAAGGAAAAAGATGTTATCTTTATCGATGCTGGAACGACAACTGCTTTTTTAATCAGGGAATTGGTTAATAAGAATATCACAGTTGTGACCAACTCCATTCACCATGCGGTTCAGTTGGTTGAAAAACAGATTCCAACTGTCATGGTTGGAGGGAGTGTCAAGATGGCAACAGATGCATGTATCGGTGGAGTTGCTCTTAATCAAATTAACCAATTGCACTTTGACCGTGCCTTTATCGGGATGAATGGTGTCGACGATGGTTATTATACGACTCCAGATATGGAGGAGGGAGCCGTTAAGCGTGCTATTTTAGAGAATGCCAAACAAACCTATGTCTTGGTTGATTCGTCAAAGATTGGTCAAACTTGCTTTGCCAAGGTAGCACCACTTAAACGCGCTATTGTCATCACAAGTCAAGGGCATGAGCTCTTGCAGGCTATTAAGAAGAAAACGGAGGTAATAGAAGTATGA